AATTGGAGTTGCATGTTCTATAGTTTCTGACATGACAAATGGTAAATACAATTTACTAAAATGGGATAAACAAGAAAGACAATATTATCCTATTGAAATTAACTTATACGAGAAAGGAAAAATAGATGAGTAATAAAAAATATAGATTAAGAGAAAGATTAAAAGTTACAGAAAAATGGATTGAACATTTTTTAGATGTAGAAAAACATAGATCAATTTCTAAAAAAGCTCTTAAATCTCTTAACAAAGACAAACCTTTTTTAGGATTTATTTTTGGAACTATATACCTGCCTACTAGAATTTGGGATTTTATTTCTGACATAATTTGGTGGAATAGATATCGTAAATGTTGCAAGGAAATAGAATTTATAAAACAGGAGTTAAAAAATTATGATTGATTTTGAAAAAGACCAGGAGAATGTTTTACATAAAACTGAAAACATTCAATCACTGGCAGATCAAGTTGAAAGATTAGAATCTTTACAAACTAAATTTGATCAACAAGAAGAAAATATAAAAAAAACAAAAAAAGAATTAGAGCATTTATCTGGAGAGGTAATTCCAACTATGATGTCTGAGATGGGTTTGTCCCACCTTAAACTTGTAGATGGATCTTCAGTAGATGTTAAGCCGCATTATAGTGCTAATATAACTATAGCAAATAAAGAGACGGCTTTTAACTGGCTTCGTAACAATGGACTAGGAGATATAATCAAAAACGAGATATCCGTGTCTTTTGGTCGCAACGAAGATAACAAGGCAGCTGATTATGCTGCTCTTGCACAGGAGCGTGGGTTTCAACCGACACAAAAGTTGAAGGTTGAGCCCATGACTCTTAAAGCGTTAGTCCGTGAGCGTATTGAGGCAGGTAAAGACATGCCAACGGAACTTTTCAACATATTTGTTGGAAATAAAACAACAATAAAAAGGAAACAATAAACATGAACCAAGTACAAAAAAAAGAAGAAGCAGGTGCTTTGGCTACGAATCTTTTCGAAGCTGATGCAAATGCGGGCTCTCAGAATATGACGCAAGAAGATCTTGCATTACCATTTCTGAAAGTTTTGGGACAATTATCTCCAGAGGTTAATAAACAAAATGCTAAATTTATTAACGGGGCAGAACCTGGAATGATTGTAAATAGCGTGACCAAAGAGCTTTATGATGGAACAACAGGTATAAATGTTATACCAGTCCATTATGAAAGACAATATGTCGAATGGCAAGACAGAGGTCAATCTGGAAATGCTCCTGTAGCAATCCACAGTGCAGACAGTGATATCGTGAGTACAACTACTCGTGATAAATCTTGGAAGGATAGATTACCAAATGGTAATTATCTGGAAAACACTGCTAATCACTTTGTGATTCTTATGGGTAAAAGTCCATCAACAGCGTTGATATCTATGAAGGCTACTCAATTAAAGATTAGTCGTAAATGGAATTCAATTATGATGGGTCTTAAACTTCAAGGTAAGAACGGCTTATTCACACCGCCAACATATAGCCACATTTATAATCTAAAGACTGTTCAAATGTCTAATGACAAAGGAACATGGTTTGGGTGGGATGTATCTAAAGTTGGTCCGGTTACAGATAAAGGTGTTTATGCAATTGCTAAAAATTTTGCTGAGAAAAACAGCAAGGGTTTAGTGAAAGTTAAACCTGAAAATCAAGAAGCAACCAAAAAAACCATCAACTTATAATTCCTAGGGAGTGGGCGGCAGAGCGAGAGTGAAACCGCCCATTAAAATATGATTGATGAAAAAAAAATTAATGGTGGTCCGACCACTTATGAAGATTGGTATAATCTTGGTTATACTTTAATCCCTTGTGATGGGAGTAGAGCTATAGCTAGAAAATGGCAATCCAAAGATTTTAATATCAAGAAAGAAGAATGGAAAAATAAATATTTAGATAGAAGTTTAGGATTAAGATTAGATAGTCTAGTTGATTTTGATATAGACAATCCTAAAGCAAAAGAATTTGCAAAGTTATGGTTAGGAAAATGTGACGCTGTTTTTGGCAGAAATCATAATCCAAGTAGTCATTATGTATGGAAAAATGTTTTACCACCACAAAAATTTGAATTACCTACTGATCTTACAAGATATGTTGAGCATGCTAAACATGGTAATTGTTTATGTGAAATAAGAAGTAGCACATCAAACTATACAATAGTTCCAGGTTCATTACATAGTAAAGATCATGAGTATGTAAGGTGGGAGAAGTACGAAGGTTTTAACGAATACATAGGTGATCTAAATAAAGTTTTAAGAAAGATAGCATTAGCTACTGCTCTCTCTCTTTTGTATGCACCCAAAGGCTCAAGAGATGAATACTGTACAGCTATAGCAGGAGTTTTAGTCAAACACACTGATTGGGATGATGAAGAAATAAATAATTTTATTTATCAAACAGCAGACATTTCTAATGACGACGAAGCTGAAAATAGAAAGCTTAAAGGTACAACAGCTAGAAAAGGAAATAGAATTTTTGGGATGCCTAAACTTGCTGAAATACTCGAGTGTGAAGTAAAAACCATTGCACATTTATTTAGTTGGGTGGGGGCAGAAGACAAATCTTTAGCCGATGTTAAAGTAATTGCAGATGAATCTATCGGAGACATCGTTGACTGTGGTCATGACAGATACAAGATAAAAGTAACAGGTAAATTAGAGGGAGAGTCTTTTACAAAAATAATTAGAGTGAGCGGACCAACGCTCATGAATCGAAAATTATTTTATGATGCGGTTGTAACACAAGCGCAGGTTTGGATTCCTCGGATGAAAACTGATGATTTTGAAGCAGTTATGAGAATGAAATTTGAAACAAGAAAAAAAGCAAAAAACTCCGTAGAAGATTCTGACGAAGCTCTAGTCTTTGTAAAACATTTTACTAATTACATTAAATTAAAAAAGGCTTTTACTGATAAGAAAGAATTAGCTCATTACAGTTTACCTTGGTTTAATAAACCAAACAATTATTTAGAATTTAATTTAGATCAGTTCGAAGACTATTTACAAAGTCAAAAAGTAAATTTAAAAAGAGTTGATTTAGTATTAAATATTCAAGATATATTAAAGGCGAAGAAGATACACGGACGTTACCAGGAAAAATCTCTTGTATCTTGGAGAATAGAGAATCCCGACCTTGAAAATGAAGATATAATTTTAGAAGGGGACTACACTGAAGGAACGGAGGCAATAGATTTTGAAAAAGATAGAGCCTAGATTTATTGCAGGTCCACCAGGTACAGGTAAAACTCACACTTATATTGTTGAAGAACTTTATCCAGAGTTATTACTTAAATACCATCCAGACAAAATAATTATTCTTTCTCATACAAATGTAGCCGCTGATCAAATTAAAGATGCAATTTTAGCATTACCTATAATGAAAGAAAGAGGTTTTACCAAAAAATCTATGAAGTATAAAATCTGTACTATTCATAGCTATTGTAAAAATAGATTATTACATAAAGACAAGTTTGAATACGAAGATCATAAGAATTTAATTATACAAAATAGATTATTTGGTAGAGATTCCTCAGCAGATGTCGACAAACACACTCTATATAAATTTAGATCAGATGCTAAAGGACGTGGTATGACTTATGATGAGTACTGGAGAGTCTGTGATCAAAAATCTTATAAGCCTTATAGTATTGAATTAATTAAAGAACTTCTTCCAATATACGAAAAATACAAAAAGGATAATAATAAATGCGACTACACAGATATGATTGAAGATTTTAATCATCCAGATGTTAGGGAACCGGACATTGATGCAGTCATTATAGACGAATGTCAGGACAGTAATGTTCCTCAAAGCAAAGCTATTGAAAAAATGGCCTTCAATGTAAAAGATGGTCACTATTATTTAGTGGGCGATGCAGACCAAACCTTATTTGAATACGCAGGATCAAATGCAGACAAATATCACAAATTAGCTGCTCATCCTTATAAAGAATTAAAAGAAGGCTTACGATGTAGCGAAGCTATAAATAAATTATGTAAGAAGATCATTCAACCTATTTGGGACCACTATGGCTCTCATAGAATATGGACACCGGCTCGGTACACTGAGAAGCATAATATGGGCCATATAGGAGAAGTTATTAAAGGCAACAGCTATTATTTATCTAACTTCGAAGGTTCTAGCCATTTAGATATTTTATTAGATAAAATAAAAAACACTAATCAAACATTTTTATTTACATACAGAGGAACGCCAGGAAATATTAGGTGTACCGAATTTTTTGATAGACACGGATTAGAGTATGCCCATGTGAAAAATTCAGCTCATGTATCTAAAAAAGAACTAAGAGCTCATCATCTATGGCCCGAGTTTGTAAAAGGTGTACCAATGAGACTTCTTCAAATAAAACATTTTTGGGAGTACATAGGGAGTAAAGTTATTATTAGGGGTAAGGCAGACCCTAAAATTTTTGATGGCTGGCGTGAAGAAGATTACACCATAGATAATTTAATAACTAAAGGGTTATTAAAACCAGACTGTAAACAATACAGGGACTTTGATTTGATTAGAGTTCCTTCTAAAACTACAAAAGAAAAATTAATTTACATTAAAAAAGTCTTAGCCAAAGGTTTTGATTTTGATAAGAACATTCAAATTAAATATGGAAATATTCATGAAGTCAAGGGCCTAACATTTGATAATGTTATTGTAGACCATACTCTAACACGAAGAGAAGATTGGTTTACTCAATTAAGACTAGCGTACACAGCGTACAGTAGAGGAATCTTTGATTACTGGACTTTAGCAAAAAGCCCAGGAAAATATAAAACAACATTAGGGAGAAAAAATGAATGAGGTATATAAAAAACAAGTAGGGGGAGATCATTATCAATCGATGACGATTCAACCTTCAGAATTTATAAATAAAAATAATTTACCCTTTGCCGAAGGAAATGCGATTAAATATTTATGTCGTCATAAGCAAAAAGGGCAAAAACAAGATTTAGAGAAAGCAATTCATTATTGTCAAATGGCAATTGATCGTGATTATCCGGAGAAAAATAAATAATGTGTGCTGTTCCACAGTTAAGTGATTTAGATTTAAAAGGTATAGATACTGTTGCAGTTGACTTAGAAACCTATGATCCTAATTTAAAAACAAAAGGGTCTGGTGCAGTTAGAAAAGATGGTTTTGTTTGTGGCATAGCTATAGCTACAAAGAACCAAACTTTATATTTTCCTATTGCACATAACATGACAGATAATTTAAACACTAAAGAAACATGGAACTATTTGAACGAAAAAGTGTTTAAAAACAAGGGTTTACGTAAGGTTTTTCACAATGCCATGTACGACGTATGTTGGATTAGATCGGCAACTGGAGAGATGCCGCGAGGACCATTACTCGACACAATGATAGCAACTTCTGTAATTGATGAAACAAGAATGAGATATTCATTAGATTCTATTAGTAAAGATTATTTAAACGAAACTAAATATAAATACGATTTAGCAACTAAAGTTTTAGACTGGTCTAATGGAACAATAAAAGATCCAATGACTAACATGCACAAGCTCCCTTATCATTTAGTAAAAGATTACGCAGAACAAGATGTAAACTTAACTTTAAAACTGTGGGAATTATTTGACACAAAACATTTGGACGAAGTATTATATACTAAATACAACGAAGAAGGCAACCTCGTTGAAGAAAAAACTTGTAGAAAAATTTTTGAATTAGAAACAAAATTATTTCCTTGTTTGGTTGACATGAAATTCAAAGGAGTTAAAATAGATGTCGAAAAAGCTAAGATTTTTGGAAAATGGTTAGACAAACGTAGAGTTAATCTAATTAAATTAATAAAAGATCGAACAAGTGTCGATGTACAAATCTGGGCTGCTTCTTCTATTAAAAAATTATTAGATAACCAAGAAATTACAGATTATAAGAAAACACCCAAGTCTGGATTACCTCAACTTCCAAAAGATTATCTTAAGACTCACAAGAATCGTTTCTTACGTATGATTGTAATAGCAAGAGAGTGTGACAAAGTTAAAAATACATTTGTTGAAGGTCTATTAGGTTTCGTACATAATGGAAGAATCCATGCAGATATAAATCAAATTAGATCCGATCAAGGAGGAACGGTTACAGGCAGATTTTCAATGAGTAATCCAAACCTACAACAAATTCCTGCTAAAGGATACTATGGTAAACGAATGAGAGAATTATTTATTCCTGATGAAGGTTGTACGTGGGGGAGCTTTGACTATTCTCAACAGGAACCACGACTCGTTGTTCATTACGCATTAAAAACTTATATAGATTCCAACGAAACAGAAATCCCATTAAATTTAATAGAAAGTTTAAAAACAATTGAAGAGGCTTATAAAGAAAAAGACGTGGACTTTCACCAAACTGTAGCAGACATGGCTAACATACCACGGATCACGGCCAAGACTATTAACTTAGGGCTTTTCTATGGTATGGGAAAAATGAAATTACAAAAAGAATTAGAGTTAGACAGAGAAGCAGCTACTAAATTATTTAATACTTACCATGCTAAAGCACCTTTTGTAAGACGACTATCTCAAGACTTAATTCAATTTGCAGAAGAGCATAAACTATTATTCACCTTAGAAGATAGGTTTTGTAGATTTAATAAATGGGAGACACGAGATAGAGAATGGAATAATACAACTAATAGATATGACCCCGTACCTATACTCACGAAAGAAGGAGCAAAAAAAGAATTTAAAGCAGCCGTAGTTGACACATATAAAGACGGTAAAATACCTAAAGATTATATGAAGAACTTTGATAAACATTACAAACCTGCATTTACCTACAAAGCTTTAAATAGACTAATCCAAGGGAGTGCGGCTGATATGACTAAAAAAGCAATGGTAAATTTATATGAAAAAGGAATTTTACCTCAAATACAAATACATGATGAGTTGTGTATTTCCATAAAAAATGATAAGGAGGCTTTAGTTGTAAAGAAAATAATGGAGACCTCTATTCCTCTTAAAATTACTAACAAAGTTACGTATAAAAGAGGGGAAAATTGGGGTACAATAAAAAAATAGGAGGACACTATGGAAAAAGTAAAACAAGAAGTTAAAAGAATATGGAACTTAGCAATAAATAATAAAAAAACTACAGTTATAGTTATAGTTGCTATTATCATACTTTACGAACTAGCTACAAAATAAGTCATGTTAAATGGCTTACCTGAATGTAAACACACCTGCAACCTACGCGCAGATCAGGAGAGAATATCTTCATGATCTTAAAACTCATCATGGCGAAGTTGAAGATTGTATTATCTTCGGGCTGGCTTCGATTACTGGTCGTCCGATTTTGTTCCACGCAATTATGGAACAAGGTGCGGTCTTCTACCGTCTGCCAATCTCTGCGTTCATTCAGCCGGGGTTTAAACCAGAAGAAGTTCCTGAATATAGACTTGATGAGCTGGAGCTATGGAATTGTTTTAGCTATTATCCTACTGTCACTTCTTTCGATATCTTAGACGCACAAGCTGGAAAATATTGGGGAAAAGACAAGAAATGGCACGCAGGTAAATATCTTTTTACTGTTGACTGGGCCCATCCAGAAAGTAATATAGTCGATACAGATCATTCTGAAATATCGCACGAACATAAGTGCGCTCATATATTAGCATTAGATAATGGTAATTATGCAGCACAACCCAATAATAGAATTATATGGAATATTCCTTCTTTTACTGTTAAAGACGAAGTTCCGTGGGATTGGAAAGTGCAAACCTCGGATTGGAACGTTGAAGATAAACGTAAATGGAAAACAGAAGATTCAGATAGATTCTTCTATGATATTAAGGAGACAAAAGATGATTAAAAAAATTATCAAATTTATTTGTTGGCCATTTAGGAAGTTTTATAACTGGTTAAAAAGTGGACTTCCAGAAGGAAAAGAAAAAAAAGATGACTAAATGTGAAAAATGTCATCACGACTGCCACTGTAAAGAAGAATTACATTCAGATGCATATGGGCTGTGTGCCTGTAAAAAATGTGAATGTAGATCTAAAGCTGAAGATAA